GTCATGGATAATTCTTCTATTGACCTTCTTAAATCATGTTTACTATATGTCTTTTTTTTCTTCATTAATTTTCCCAACAGTGGATACCTTCTTTTTTAAATTCTATAGTAGTCCAACCAGTCCTTACGATTGGATAGAAAGAATACCTAGCATAATCCGCATATCTCAGGAATGAGCCTCCTCGTATATACCATCTACGTCTTAACTCTTCTGTATTATCATCTCCTATAACCAAACTATCCATAGGCTTAACATATAATTGATGATTATGACCTAAAAAGAATACATCTCCATCACTATACACAGCAGCCATACTATTTAATTCTGTATCTCCATTCTTCCCTCCACCTTTACCATGACCAGATACAAGGTTATAAGAAGAACCGTTTACTTTTACCCTCGTATAACCGGGCATCCTATAGTAAGGGACTCCTAATTCATTTGCTAATACTTTACATACATCGAAATCCAGAATATTGAAAGAACGCAAGTAATCATGGTTACCACCTCTAATAAATAAGCACTTATCTTTTATAGGTTCTACTAATCTAGCAAACTCTAAATATTGTTCTTCTGGAGGAATATCCTGACCTCTTTGATTAATTTTATAATGAGGGGGTATTAACTCTAATAAATCGCCGTTACCAAACCATTTAGCATCATCGTCTTCTTCTATCATTTTAATGGCTTCTTCAAACTTTTTAAAGTCATGCTCCACTGCCCCTACATGAACATCAGTGAGCCCATGTATTCTTATCTCTTTTTTTGCAGATACTTCTAATATATCCCCCGGTTCAACATACTTTAATTCGTGTAAAACATTAACATCAATTTGTATAGAAAAATATCTACCACAGCCTCCACATTTAAATTCCTGAGTTCTATTGCCAGTTTTTAATATCTTAACGCCATTTTTTTGTGTCTTTAATGAATTACATCTAGGACATCTCATTAGTAATTTCTCCGCTTAATTTCTTTTGTGCTCTCGTAGCCCCTTCAATTTCATCAGAAGTGAATCCTTGAAATACTCCAAGAAGGCCTGTCTCTGTTTGTTTTATTATATTACCCGAAGTTCCCACAATCTTACCTAACTCTTTAGTGGATTGTAGAATAATATTATCGTCTTCACTAAAATCTGCAAGATTTTTTAATTTACTAAGGACATATTGGTGGTCTACCCGCAAGCTCTTAGCCACATCAAGCACCGATTTTTCTATCTCTTTCATTACTCTCTCCTGTTTAAGTAGTATTGTTGCCTTTTTCCTAGCTTTTTGATTAGACATTTCATTATACGCAATCTTATAAGCATCCACTGCACCTAAACCTACTACAATATTAGTAGCAAATTCTCTTTCTTTATGAGTTACTTCTTTTCTTTTATAAACACGATTAGAAGTGTTCTTTATTTTAGTGGAGAATGTATATCTATTTGGATGATTATCAAAGTCAGTATCCATTTTAACATTTGGGCGATTCAGGAAACTCCCAACTATAGTCCTTACCCAACCTTTTGCGAATTTATAATTCTTCCTATCTGAATGATGTTGTACACTATTCGATACTTTTATTAGTTGTACTATTCTGTCGTCATCAGAATACACCCAATCCCCTTCATTTGCATCTCTCCAATCTGGACGCACAACTATATTAGGGTACTCTTCTCTAAATTCATCTATATCTTCATAGACGAAATGCTCTACACCTTTAATCGTTCTTTTTTCTGGCATTTATTCTCTCTTGGATTTTTAAGTCACCTATCTGCAACACAAGATTATCAATTAATAAACTGACATCTTTATGTATCATAAATATATCTCCATCTATCTCTAATGGAATCATCTCTTCTGAAAGGTTTTTTAACACAGCTTCTTGAGTCTGGATAGGGAGGTTTGTTAGTTCTTCTATTAAGTCAGCCATAATTATTTTTTTATACATACCTTTTATTTTCCCTTGCCCTACCACCCTTTAATCTAATACATTTGTCAAGCTTGCCCAAGTTATAATTACTAGAAAAATTATGCTATTTTGATATGTAGCCTTTTTACAATATATACCCCCTATAAGGGGGATTTCGCAAAGCGATTTTTAGTTATTTTTCATTTAAATAGAATTTAATAGTAATTAATTAACATAATCTAACTCAATAAAGGAGGCTAATATGCCTACATGGAATGAACTCGTCGAGAGAGCTGGTAAATACATCACACAGTTGTTAGACCAGCATGAGAAGGCACCAACGTTTGGTGTGTATAATAAGTTGATAGGTAAGAAGTCATCAAGTAAGCGTGATGTTACTCAGGCTTGCATGGCTAACCTTAAGCTTGTGAATGAAATATCTCAGATGTTGTATAAAGCTGATGTAATATCGTTTGAAGATGACGTTAAGATACCTAAAGCAACCATTAACACCAAGCAACCGTAAGAAGAGGGGGAGAAGTTTTCCCCTTTTTTAGCACCCATTGGTACTGCTTGTGCCAATAAAACGTCTAAGTTGTGCAATATGAAGTGCATCCACCAAAGTCATATTAATCTGGGATATTATCTTCCATTTTGTATCAACTTGGGCATTAACCATTAATTAGTAAGGAGTCAGTAATGAGTAAGAATAGTTTTACATATGGCAATATAGATTCAATGAACAGTACACATAAGTTTGTGAGTAGAGTTAATAGTTCAATTGCTAAAGAACAGTTAAGAGACGTATCATGAGTATCAAGATTAAATTACAGGTGAGATATTAAACTAATGTTCCCGAGGTATCCGAAAGGAACGTCACCTGTATTAATTGAGACTAGACTCGGCAAGTCGATGAATCAAAGAGTATATGCTATAAGATTACACTTTGTGGATACACCTTGTGTAAACGGTGAAATATACGTTACTACTACTATCGTTCTATTAGCGAAGTCCTACGGATAGATAGCTATGTAGATAAAAAGGTCTTATGGATGAGTAAACTCTCGTCTCAATAATATTTAAGGGCATTGTAATATATATCCACAACTACAATGTACGATATATCGGACTCCGCATCTGATACAGTGCCCTTTTAATTAACAAGGAGAATACAATGAAACAAGATTTATTTGAGAAGATTCTTATTATAAGTGTCATGGCAATAGCAACGACAGCCCTTATCATTGGATGTTCGATAATGATTATTGTCTTAACATTTTAACAATAAAGGAGAAAACAATGGAAAGAGTTACACAAAAGAGCAAAGTTAGAGAGCATCTTCAATCGGGTCAGTCTATTACTCCTATTGATGCATTAGAAAGATATGGCTGCTTTAGGTTAGCTGCTATCATCCATGCTTTAAAAAATGATTATGGAATGAATATCGAGACAGAGCTAGTTAAGAATAAGTATGGCACTAAGTATGGTAAATATACAATGGTAAAGACTCCAGTACACAATAATGTTATGTCAGAAGATGAAGATAAAGTTAATCTTTTACTAAAGATATATGGGTACGAGAATGTTGTGTTTAAATATAGCATTGGGCAAGAGTCAAGGTATGTAAGAATAGCATATTGGATACCTATTTCTAAAGAAGATTTGGCGCAAATTCATATTCATAGTAATTTACATCTAGAAGAGATAAGAATTTATGACGATGATTGTGGCTATAAATATTGGTACAACATTCCACAAAAACAAGGAAACGGAGGCAATACAGATGAGAGTATATGAAACAAAAAACTATAGTTCATTTGAGCTTATATCAGAGAATAGGCCTGTGGATTATCGCAAAATTGCAAGGATGCGGAAAGAAATTCGGAAGAAGAGCTTAATGTCATCTTATATTATAAATGTCAATAGCAAAGAGGCGAGTTCCACTAGATATGGAATGGATGGTACAAAGTATGCAGTTGTTGATGGACAGCATAGGTTTATATCCTGTAAACTGGAAAATAAGAAGATATATTACTTAGTTAATGATGAATTAACTCTTGATGATATACCTAAAGCTGCTTCTATGCAAAACTCTTGGAAGATAACTGATTATTTACATCATTATGCTGAAAGAGGATTTGAAGAGTATAGAGCATTCAATGGATATATGACAAGAAACCAGTTTCCTCCATCGACTACAATGATGGTATTGTGTGGGAGTCGAGGAACTTATATATCTTCAGGATTAAAGAATGGTGAGTTAAAATGTTCTACATCATGGAAACTTGCAAATAATTTTGCAGATGCTATTGATGAAATGTCACATCATGTCAAGTTTGCTCGTAATGCAAGATTCATTGAAGCATTTTGGACAATGTTTAAGCATAAGAATTATAGACATTCTAAAATGATGGCTAAAATGGAATATATGTCAACACAAGTAAAGAAATGTGCGGATAGAGAGTCTTTCTTAGAAGTTCTGTCATATGTTTATAATTATAATTCAAGAACTAAAGTTAGATTCGTTATAGGAGAGAAATGATGATAACAATCAAGGAACTAAGGTCTAGCATCCCTGACCGTATTCTTGATGTCTACACAGAGGGGGAAGTCACAGTAATAACTTTCCCTTCAGGTAGGCTTAAGATTATGCCAAAAAACAGAGTTCCCAAAATGGGATATTCTTTAAGAAATGGTGGTCATAGGCATAATGGAGGCAAGAAAAATGGTTAAAAAGAAAAAATCTATCCCCTTCCACATAGCACATAATTATGAGAATTTTATTCATAATGGGATAACATTTTGGGCAAGAGATAAAGAAGATGCTGATAAGTATGTAAAGAAAATATCAAAATAACAATTAAGAGGTGTAAAAATATTAATCAAAGGAAGGTAAGTGAGATTTCCAATGGTTGGCTTTGGTAGATATACCTTCACCTCTAATCTTTGGGGATGCTTAGTACCAATCAGTGAAAGCTGCGCAAGGTTACCGAGCCCTAATGCTAAGTGTCCTCATAAACTATAAGAAAGGAGCAACTAATGGGAGTACATTGGACTTGCTGTGTGTGCGAGCAACAAGTAGAAGACCATCAATATGATAGTGATGAAAGAATGTGTGAAGATTGTTTAAATGCTGAAGATTTGCCAGATAAAATGGTGAACGATGAGTTCTGGAGAAGAGAAG